GGCTTGAATCTTCAAACCGGTGGGTATCATGTGATTTGGTTCGGGCTGACATGGAGTTTGGAACTATATCAGCAGACAAACAAGCGCTTGCACAGACAAGGACAGAAACACCCGGTTATCGTGCATCACCTCATCGTCAAGAACGGAGCTGACGAGGACGTGATAAAAGCCCTTCACAGCAAGGACATAACGCAGGAGAGTTTGTTAAATGCACTGCGGGTAAGACTGAGAAATGTTAAATCATCGTGATTTATAACAAACGAAACGGCGGTATTTTGTGCAAATCGCAGTCAACTACAATATGTTGTGGTTGAAAGTGTTGACAAATACAACATATTGTGTTATACTGAAAATAAGCAGGAATACCGGGCGGTGGTGTGCTTAACCGTCACGCTGGCACACGCAGAACGCGCCGTCCGTGTATACTGTGTTTCAATATCTGCGTTCGGGTATATATCCATTTACTGACATATTCTGTTTCTTACTCCTTTCCGGTGCATACGCCGTTCGGCGGTTTTACAGCTGTTCTACGGCGTATGACCATTCCCGTGAACAGTACGAAACGACCAACTATTCTTACACCGGGCGGCAGTACTGCCGCCCTTTTGCGTATGGGGGCTTTTATATGCGACAGAAGATGATCACATGAGATCGAAAGATAAGAAACAAATGCAGGCACTTTTTGCGGAAAAGTTCTGCGGTGAGTGCTTGGGTAATGCCGAACAAGCCGCTGTTGCGGCGGGTTATTCCCGCACGTATGCGCGTAAGAACGCTTACAAGCTGTTCGGTGTGCCATATGTGCAGAAGTGTATACTCGAATATAATAAAAAAGCGGCGGCGCAGGAAGCAGACACTGAACCGCCCGAAACCAAATATCAGATAGCAACGATAGCAGATATACAAGCCTTTTGGACTGACGTCATGAATGACGATGAAGAAATGATGAAGAACCGCATAAGGGCGTCAGAACTCCTGGCGAAAGCAAAAGGCGCGTTTAACAGTGAATGGTGAGGTGACAGCATGAGCACATACGGATTTGACCCGAGCAAGAGCAAAAGCAAAGTCGAGGTATACCCGGCGACAGACGTTTACTCAAAGTCTGAGGTGTACAACAAGACCGAAACATACAGCAAGTCCGAGACATACAGCAAGACAGAAGCGGATAACAAGTTTATGACACAGACGGCGGGAGCACCGAAAAGTCACGCTTCCACGTCAAGCGCTTACGGACTGGGTACATCTAGCAACTACGGACACGTAAAGCTGACGACTAGCACGTCAGTTCCTTCGGGGAGTCAAGACGGTGTAGCGTTAGCAGGCTCGATGGGTTATACGCTCAAAAAGTATACCGATGATTCTATCGCGGCATTAGGTCAAGTGCAGTTACCTATAGGCTTTTTCGTATTTGTAAAAAATCAGTCTGACATAGATAGAATCGGATATGGTAACTGGACATACAGAGGATATGTCACTACAACGTATAACCCTACGGGTATTGGTATACACGCATATGAGCGGACTAGCTGATTTTTATAAATCCAAATCGTGGGTCAGTCTCATGCAGGTCATACGCATGGAGCGCATGAACGAGAATGGTGAGATAATCTGCGAGCACTGCGGTAAACCCATTGTTCATAAATATGATTGCATCGGTCACCATGTTATCGAGCTGAACGAACAGAACGTCAATGACACGACTATTGCACTCAATCCCGATAACATAATGCTAGTGCATCACAGGTGCCATAACAAAATACATGACAGGCTAGGGCTCTCGTACACAAAGCAAGTGTTCCTGGTGTACGGCGCGCCGCTGTCAGGGAAGACCACATGGGTACATGACAACATGACGTGCGGTGATATCATTGTAGATATGGATAGCATATGGTCATGTATATCAGGACAAGACAGATATGTCAAGCCCAACAGGTTAAAGCAAAATGCATTTGCTGTGCGTGATACGCTGATAGATATGATACGTGTTCGGCGGGGTAACTGGCTAAATGCTTACATCATCGGCGGATATCCTCTTGTCAGTGAGCGTGAGCGTTTGGCGCGATCTCTCGGGGCGCGTGCTGTATTCATAGACACACCGCGGGAAGAGTGCATCAGACGTTTTGAAAATTCGGACAGACCGAAAGAATATTTAGATTATATCAACGAATGGTGGGGACGGTATTCCCCATAACCCGCCCCATACGTGTAAAATATACGCTGTAGGAGAACTGTTGGAGAGACCCCAATTTTCGCGGGAACCCAAAAAATGAGATTTTTGGATTTGAAATCCGAAAAACCCGAAAAGGAGTTGAAAAAGTTGGAAAGACGTGAAGAACTGCTCAAATTAGTCAATGACACGAACACCGCTGTTTTAACTCCGCTTATAGAAGAGCTCCTGTTTATCGAGGGACAGCTTGACGCACTGCGAAAGCTTCCAATGATACGCGTTCACCCCGATAACCCCGAACAGCAGAAGGCAACACCCGCCGCAAAGATGTATAAAGAATTTATACAGCAATACACAAATATCACAAAAGTGATATCACATATAACGGGCAGTGAAACGCAGACGGAGGATTCCCCGCTTAGGGCGTGGGTGAAATCACAAAATGCCGCTGCTGATTAAAGAACGTAAGATATGGACACCCGATAACAGTTTTCTGCTCGAATATCACGCTCGTATCGAATGCGGTGAAATCATCGTAGGCCAAGAGCTTTGGCAAGAGCTCGAAAACCTCAAAGAAGATTTTTACAACGATGCGTATTATTATGACACATCAGACGCCCTCTTGCGAATAAACTTCATGGAACGTTGTGTGCGGCTGACAAAATCGCCGTACTACAATAAGCCCATGATTTTGATGCTGTGGCAAAAAGCCCTTATTGAAGCTATCTACAGCTTCAAGATGTCGGACACCACGTTCGACCGCTTCAAAAAAGTCCTGCTCCTTATCGCCCGAAAGAACACGAAGTCAGAAACCTGTTCGGCTCTCGGTCTGAGCGAGCTGATAGTCGGCAACCCGGGCGCAGATATCGTGTGCAGCTCCAACGACGATAATCAAGCTAGTATCGTCTATGATGCTATCGACACAATGCGGCAGCTCATCGACCCGGACGATCTTGATACAAAGCGCAATCAGCGTTTTATAATCAACAAAGTCAACGGCTCAAAGATATTCAAGCTTTCTGATCGCACGCGTAATAAAGAAGGAAGAAACATTGACTTCGCTATAATCGACGAGACGCATGAAATGACGGATAATGTCATTGCTAAATCTATCGAACAGTCGCAGTCACTAAAAGACAATCCAAAGTTTATCAATATTACGACTGAGGGATTTGTTGAAGATGGGTTCCTCGACAAAGAATTGGCAAAAGCCCGCGCCATTATACGGCGGGAAGATGACGGACTCGCTGCTCGGCGCTTCCTTCCGTGGCTATACACACAGGACAGTGAGCAAGAGATATGGCAAGACCCGAAAAGCGCAGTGAAGTCTAACCCGACACTGGGCGTTGTGAAAAAGTGGGAGTATATATACGAGCAGCTCGACCTTGCGAGACAGTCTAAAGCCGATAGAATATTTGTACTGGCTAAGGACTTTAATCTTAAGCAAAATGCTGTAGTCGGTTGGTTAAATCTTGAGGACTACGACTACGAATCTGTTTTTGATTTGGAAGAGTTTCGGGGCTGTGTATGCATTGGGGCTGTTGACCTCTCAGAGACGACAGACTTGACGTGCGCAAAGATTCTTATCATGCGTCCCGGTGATAATCGGAAATACACATACACGATGTATTTCATACCCGAATCAAAATTGCAGGATTCGGACGACTGGAACGAGGGCGCCCGTTATAAAGACTGGGCAGGCGAAGGGCTCGTCACAATAACGGAAGGTAACGACATTGACCTGTCAGCTATTGCAGATTGGTTTTACTCGTTGTATATAGAGTACGGCTTGCGGCTTTGGAAATGCGGATACGACCAAAGGTTTTCCCGCGATTGGCTGAACCGCATGGAATTTTACGGGTGGCGTCGGGCAGCCATGAAGGGCGAAGACGCTGACCTGATAATGATACAGCAGAACGCGCAAACATTATCAAACGCCATTAAGCTTTGCGAAGCTGACCTCAAACAGCAGCTCGTGCAGTACAATAACAACCCTGTTGACAAATGGTGCTTCGGTAACGCGGGACTCATGGTAGACAAGTATCAACAGTGTTTGATAGTAAAACAGAAAACAGGCAAGCGTATAGACGGCGCTGTGTGTCTCGTTATTTTGTACGAGATGTACCGCCGCTATAGAACAGATTATAAGACAATGATCAAGGAGGGTATATCGGCGTGAGTTGGTTAACAAATCTTTTCCACAGGACACCTAAAAATTCACGGTTCGCGCCGACGTTCGACGGGTTCGCGCCGATATACTCACAATTCGGAACGGATATATACGCATCGGACGTAGTGCAGCAAGCTATCAAGTGTATAGTGGACGAAATGAAGAAGTTGAATCCTATGCACGTCAGATATACGCATAACGATCCTGTACCCGTGAAGGGCGATATACAAGATGTACTTGATGCGCCTAACGAGCTCATGACAACGTGCGATTTTATCGAAAAAGTCGTATGGCTTTTAATGCTGAACTATAATGCTTTCATTATCCCCGTTTATTATACGTGGACGGACGAAAAAACAGGAGTTGAACGGCGTTCGTACGAAGCACTTTTTCCGATAAAACCTACACAAGTTGACTTCATCGAGGATGCAAGCGGAAAGCTGTTCGTCAAGTTCTATTTTTGGAACGGCACGAGCACGACCATACCATATGACAGTGTAATACACATACGTTACAACTATTCTGTCAATCAGTTTATGGGCGGCAATGAAATGGGTCAACCTGACCATGTCGCACTTCTCAAAACTCTTGAACTTAACGATACGTTGTTAAAGGGTATAGCGAAGTCAATGAAAGCAAGTTATGCCGTTAATGGCATTGTAAAATATAATACGCTTATGGACAGTGGCAAGACTGAAGCGGCACTTCGAGATCTTGAAAGAAAACTGCTAAACAATGAAAGCGGATTCTTACCGCTTGACCTTAAGGCAGACTTCACGCCACTCGAACATAAATCTGAACTTGTTGATGAACCTACTCTTAAATTCATCGATGAAAAAATACTTCGTAATTGGAAAGTCCCTCTCTGCATCTTAACAGGTGATTACACCAAAGAACAGTACGAGGCGTTTTTCCAATCAGCGCTCGAACCGTTAATCAAGTCTATCTCACAGGCGTTCACGAAGAAAATCTTTACACGTCGTGAAAAAGCTTTTGGAAACAAGATTGAATTCTATCCAGAAGACCTCATATTCATGACGATAACGCAGAAAATCGAGATGGTCAATCTGCTCACACCTACTGGAGCACTATTCGAGAATGAAAAAAGAACAATTTTTGGTCTACGTCCTGATCCTGCTTTAGAAGGAAAGAGATATATGTCACTTAACTGGATCGATGCAAATGATGCAAGTCAATATCAAGTAGGAAAAGTAAACGTTGACGTAGTTGACGAAGAGAAGGAGGAAATTTAGAAATGATTACAAATATAGGAAGTACTACGAACCTAAAAGGCGAAAGCACTGACGTAAAGCCGACTACTGGTGTGGCACTGAATACTCTTTTTCTCGAACTCGACACCGAGGAGCTCTACTACTGGGACGGCACGGAATGGAAAGTTGTGGGTGATAACGCATGAATGACCTTGAATTAGTACTCCTGCATAAGTTCGGTAAGGGCGGCGGTACGTCGGACTATAACAATCTGACGAACAAGCCACAGATTAACGGTGTAGTGCTTGCGGACAATAAAACTGGCTCAGATTTAGGTTTGGTTAACGAGGTAGAGGGTAAAGGGCTATCAACAAACGACTTTACTAACGCTTACAAAAATGGTCTGTCCGTGATGATGGCAAATCCTTTGAACCATAACGCGATTTTTAGGGGTGCAAACTTAACGAACGTGTATACGGTAGACGAGATATATGCAAAGGTGCATGATGGCTCGTTCGACGACCTTTATCTCGGTGACTACTTCACGGTGTCTATCACTACGGACATCATGACACGGTTCACGGGTGAGACCTTTGAAAGCGGTGTTGATTATTATGAGATGGGCGGCGGTACGGACGTAACCGCGAGAACATGGACGTTAACGCAGGACACCGAACCGCAGAGCGGTAAGACCTACGCGACCAAGCTGACAAAGACCGAAAACGTGGATTTGATGTTTGCCGCTTTCGACTATTACTATAATGTAGGCGATACGGCTCTTATTGCTCACCATGCAATACTTATTCCCAAAGGAGCGGGATTCGCTACAACCGCAAAAATGAACGACACGGACACCACAGTCGGAGCATATTTTAACTCGGATATGCACCAAATCACTCTGCCGTGTTATGCTAAGTCTATCAAAAACGCGCTCAATAACCACCTTATCAATCAAAAGACTCTGCTTTCGACAGTTATCAATGCAAGCACCCCGTCTATGGCAGGCGCGGGTATGACGGGCGCGGCTTCTGCTTGGGCATGGGAAACAACCGAATTGCAGTTGATGAATGAGGTTCAGCTTTACGGCTCTACGGTACGGTCGAGTAGCGCGTATGATATAGGTGTTGATGACGAAAAGTTACCCGTTTTCAATTTCATCAATCCCGTTCACTTTGGCCGTTACCACTTCTGGCTGCGTTCTGTTGCATCTTCCACGTCTTTCGCGAATTGCGGCAACAACGGCGGTGCTACCGGCAACTCCGCGTCCTACGCGTTTGGCGTGCGCCCGATAATTGTTTTCGGCTAAGGGGGTGCTGGCATGAACGAAAGAGAACTGCTTGAGCAGGAAATCCGCAATCTTGAATGTGACCTCCGCGCAAGCGATTATGAAGTCATCAAGGCGTATGAGTACTCCGTATGCGGTATAAAAGCACCGTATGACATGGACGCGGTGCATAAAGAGCGGCAGGCGAAGAGAGACCGCATTAATGAGATACAAAAGATACTGAGCGAGGAGGGGCGATAAATGGGTCTTAAAACTAAAACTAAAAACCCGCTTGAACGGCATTCTTATAGTTTTGAAATCAGAGCTGAGACCTCAGAACGCGGTAATATAATTGTTGGTAAGCCGATAGTGTATAATTCGCGTACTAATTTGGGTCCTTTTGACGAAGTTATTGAAAACGGTGCGCTCAACGGCGCAGACCTGACAGATGTAAGATTTTTGGTAAACCATGACATATCAAAAATACCTCTTGCAAGGTCAAGAAGGAACAACGGTAACAGTACAATGCAGTTGACCCCTGATTCTACGGGGTTGGGAATGTGGGTAGAACTCGACACCGAGAACAACGCCGAAGCTCGCGCACTGTATAGCGCAGTCAAACGCGGAGATCTCAGCGGAATGTCGTTTATGTTCAGCATTGACGGCGAATCGTGGGAAGACCTCGAAAGCGAACACCCCACGCGGCATATAACGAAGATAGGAACAGTTGTGGAAGTAAGCGCGGTGACATTCCCCGCGTATAACACAACGACTATAAACGCCCGCGATAGTAAGGCACTGGACAGCGCCCGCGCTGCTTTGGAGAAAGCACGAAATGAACGGGCGGCAGTGGTGGACACCACTGAGATAGATTTAGCAAAAGCAAAAACAAAAACTCTACTTATGGGAGGTAAAAACTAATGAAAAGAAGCGAAATTCTTAACAGACGTCTGACTCGTCTGATGGCAAAGAGAGATAGACTCTCTGCGCGTGCTCTTGCGTCCACTGACGTGAACGAGGTCAGAAGCATCAATGAACAGCTTGAAGATATCAACGCTGAAATTTCTGACACTCAGTCCGAGTATGACGCGGCTCTTGCTGCTGAGAAGGCAGAGGAAGAGAGCGAACAGAGACAGGCGGTTCCGCCCGCATCTGCTACTCTCGTTAATGGCGGCATGACTGCGGCGGGAACCGTGGTTGCAACTTTTGACACCAACAAAAGAAGC